TTCTTTCTTACAACCAGTAGTATTGCTATCAACGTTACTTGGAGCACTATCATATAGGGATGAACCTGTTGATATGCAATAAGTATTAGTTTGATTTGTTTGAGGTTTAATATACTTCAAAAGTGATGTTTGTACAGAAACATCACTAATTGCCTTATTTGATAAGGTAATTGCTTTTTGGAACTGTTGATTTCTAAATGTTGAGTTGAAGTTATTGATTTGAGTTTGAGTTGCCCAATCATTAACAGAATTCTGTATATTAGTCTTAATTTCAGAAGTATTGTTAGTTACTCCAGTGTCATATAAAGCAAATACTTTAGGATATACATAAAGTTCATCTGGGTCAATAACTACAGGGTCAATAGATGCCATTGCATAACTTCTAAGATCTGAAGCAATAGTCTTCTTAGTAGCATCATTTAGAGATGAACCTGTTTTAGTCTTAATTGCAATATAGACCTTACCGTAAATTGGTGGATTTAATGAGTCACCACCATAAGCAATAACAGAATCTGCATTAGAATATATTTTCTTAGTAATTACAGCATAGTCTTGTGCTGTAACTGCTCTATATTGAGAAGAGTAATATCTAGGAGCCATATACTTGATAGACTCTACAGTCTCAGAAGGAGACCCCTGTTGTGATTTTTCCTTTGTTGTTAAAGTAACATCACCATTTGAGGGTTTAATTCCAAGACTATCAATTAGATCTCCAATAAATGTAAATTTCTGAACTTCATTTGCTTCTTGACCAGAAGTAACTAAGTACTCTAAATTAATTATTTCACCGTCTTTAAGTTTTCTACCAACACTATCATCACCAAACCTTATTTCGTATCTTTGATCTTCTCCTTCAGCAATAAAGTAAACCCTAGTTGTAGCAGTCAAATTAGTAACTGTATCAACTAAATTGTACAAATCTGATGTGGTAGATGCTTCGTTTGGTTTAACAGTAACTGTTAAAGTGTCTATATCTGCATCTTCAGCAGGAACTATGTAATTTTGACTCTCAAAACTACTTACAGTATATGAAAAATCTACAATAGATCCTTCACGAATCATTAGATTGTCAAATACTGCAATACCAGTGGTCGTATTAACCTCTACAGTAGTATCAGAAAGGACATTCCATATAAAGTTACCTCCACTTGCTACAGGCCCCTTAGAAAGCGTTAAACTACTAGGATATGCACCATTTGTTTGTGAAGTTTGTACCTCTAAATGTAAACATGCCTTAGAACATGTAATTGACCTTGGTACATAATTTAAAAGCTTTGCTATATTAACGATATTATCTCTCAATGTCGCAGAAGGAAGAAATGCTTCATTCATTGACATATTAGCATTAAATGCACTATAATAAGTGTTATATGCTAAAGTATCAATAAGATAGGATAATCCTGACCCCTCAAAATCATAATCTGAAAACTCATTTCTAGTTCTCAGATAAGTTTTGATAGATGATTTAATATCCTCAAAATCTAATGCTGTCAGATTATTCGGTTGCATTATCCAGCTCTTTGTAAAACAAATTTAACTTCTTCAACAATAGGTATACCTACAATTTGATATGTTATAGTTACTGCTAGTTTATTATTTCCCGAAAAAGGAACAGCATTAACTTCTCTAAGTTGTACTCTACTTTCATGTTGATTAATGGTATTTATTATCTCACTCTTAATTGCGTCTACACTAAACGCATCTAGAGGTTCAAATAACATAGCATATACTTGGCAACCTATAGTGGGTTGAAATAATTTCTCACCAGGTGATGTCATTACCAAATTCCTGATAGACTGTTTTATAGCATTATCATCTTTGACGGCAGATACATCGTCAGTAAATGGATTTTTGCCAAAAGCCATACCAATATCTTTAAATGACCTAGACTTTGCTAGATCTTTACTACTAATCGGTTTCAGTGCCATTATCTTTAGGTGACTTATTATTAATATCTCTTCGCATCAATTTATCACTTCTGGGGTCTGTAATCAAATATTTACAGTACTCCCACCCATTCTTTTTAAACTCATCGCTCATATCAACTGGTCTATTAGCAACAGACATAATATTAGGAGATATCCTTTATTATTTATCGTGGATAACAGTCCTTTCAAAAGAGACATTAAATGAGAGACTTATTCTTTCATTATCAGTTGTATTAGTCTGAATACCATGCATTAACCATCCAGGAAATAGCATTAGGTTTCCTTCTTCAGGTTTGTACTCATGACGAGGAGTTAAATTAGAAAATACCTTAGATGTGCCTAAATGAGGGTTTGGAGTTTCAAAGAATAAATTTCCATCCTCTCCATTGGTCTTAATATAATAAACACCCGATATATCAGTTGCACCATGATGGTGTATATGTCCGTAATTACCTTTTTTGAATAAAGAGAACCAAGATTCTGCAATCGAACAATTTCCATTATAATTTAAATATTGGCAATAGTTTATGATATGTTTTGATAGTTCTTCAACAAATACATTCATTTGATGTTCCTTAACTACATTCAATTTAAACCATATGTCAGACAAGTAATGACTAGACCAACAAGGATTCATTTCAAATTCAGTCTTTTTTACAGCACTATACATTTCCTCTTGAATGGCATCAAAATTACCCACCTTAGAGGAATAGATGGGTGTTGGGTATAGATTTTGGATTACATCATCATTATCGATGATAAACCTATCACTCACATGAGCTGGATTTACATCAGGCATTAACGAAACCTTTTAGAGAATGTCATTTCCTCAACAAACCCTTTAAGAGCACTAAGAACCAACTTTCTGAATGAAACACTTGCTTCACCCTGTATTTCTTCAAACATGTACATGTTCAAGCGAAATGCGTAATTTGCTTCTACTACTATAGCATTAACATCTGCTTGGTCAACATCTATCATAGTATCAAGAACTCTTCTATATGATTCTTTAAATCCTTTCTTATCCCAGATCTCAGGGAATTCATAGAACGCTAATCCTTCATTATCCAAACCTAAAGCATTTTTAGCAATACCACCAAGAATAACACCACCAGACAGATCTCCCATGTATCTTGTGTAATGATGTGCTATTAACAATTTTGGATTATCGTTTGCTACTTCTTTAATACGATTTACGTACTGCTGAGTCGCTTCTGTCGGATATATCTGGTCTTTCCAGTCATCACCCCAAAAATACTTACAATCAGCAATTAATGCGTCTTTTCTTGCCAAACCATTTAATCTAATAGGTCCAACATAAGGGTCACCCTTAAGTCTTTCCATTTCAGACTCCATAGCCTGATATACAAAGTAAAAATTAGCAATTAATTGACGATAGTTGCTCTTATTAACAACTCCTTTAAGAAATTGCTTGACAAAGGTGGTATTCTCTGCCATAGTGTGAGCTTTCTTCGTTCCCATCTTCAATTGTAGGGAAAATGGACCTTCTTGTAGTGTTGTCATGATTAATCAAAAAATAAATTGCCTGAAAGAACGTATCTACCATCAATAGGTGATTCTGGTACTTTATGACTCATTCTGCCATCAAATAGAATCAATTTACCCTCTGTTGGTTCAATTACCGCATTATTGTCTTTAAACATAAGTGGTGGGCTACCTTCTGGACATTTAATGTAGTATGCAAAGGAACGTGTAGAAGTTCTATGATTATGCCAATCAATATGCGTACCTTTATCATACCTAACACCCCAGATCTCCGCATTAACTGGATATAAACCATTAACTGCAGACGTATAATTTTCAGGAAATAGAACTAAACGCATCCAATTCCACAACTTCTCCACTTCTGGACATTTAACGTGGGCATCCCAACCAGTCATATGAGCTTTACACGCTTGTGGTGTAAATTCAAATGGTGGTTGTTTATCAATCCACTCCTTCATTCCTTTATTATCTCTTGCCCAAAATGGATATTCCCATTCATCTAGGACAAATTCATGATGTTTTGGCATTTCTTTTTCCTTTCCTCCTCCTAATACAGTATTTCCTCTACGATTCTCATCAGGTGAGAAGTACTTCCTAAAATCCAGATAGTTAATCTGCATTTCATTAGTGTCAGTATGAGTAAATCCCTTTGAACTATACTTCATTTTTGGTTGAAATGATGAAATTATAGGTGTAGACTCCTTTGGTTCCTTACCTTTAATCTCAACCTCATGTGCATATG